CGCTTTCGGGACTATCTCCCAAAATGGGGGTTCGCAATGGCTAAGGGTCGAAAACCGCTTTCGCAGTCCGTCAAAGAGGCGTCTGGATCGTTTGTTAAGCATCCTGAGCGACGCAATAACGATGAGCCAAAACCAAAACTTGGCAGTCCTGATTGCCCTGAGGCTGTTGCTTCCGATCCAGTAGCTAAAGCTCGTTGGCATTGGGTTTGCGATCAACTCGATTCGATGAAACTGCTTGCCGTGACCGACCAGGGGTTGATAGCGGGCTACTGCCTAGACTATTCGATGATGCTTTCGCTTTGGGAAGTCATCAAGGGCGGCAACGTTTCGGACATGGACGACAAAGGGCGAACTAAACTTAAGCCTGAGGCCAATCAGTTTCACACTTACAGCGATCGTTTGCTTAAGCGTGAAGCAGAATTAGGTTTAACTCCGTCGAGTCGATCGAGATTGAAAGCACCACAAACTGAAAAAGAGGATGAGTTTACTTTGTGGCTCAAGCGACGCGAAGAACGGCGGAGGGCAGTTTGATTTGTAGCGGCGTTGGCTTGCGAGTTGAGGAGTACTGCAGATCCATCGAGGATGGTTCGATCGTTGCTTGCGATCGCGTCAAAGATGCGGTGCTACGCTTTCGGCTGGACATGCAGCGGCAATCGACGCAAGATTTCCCTTATCACTTCGATGCTGTCGAAGCCGAGGACGCTTGCGATTTCTTCCCAGGTCTTTTGAAGCACTCTATTGGCGAATACTCCGGCAAACCTTTGATCCTTGAAGATTGGCAACTCTTTGGGCTTTGGAATATCTTTGGATGGAAACGCGATGAAGATGGCACGCGAAGATTCCGCAAGGTCTATTGGTCAATGGCTCGAAAAAACGGCAAGTCTACTTTGGTTGCTGGAATGTGCCACTTCTTGGCGATGGCCGACATCGACCCTAAGACCGGAAAGCCTGAGGCGGTTGGCCAGATCCTTTTGACGGCAACCAAAAAGGAACAAGCGGCGGTCGTCTACGACGAGTGCGAGCGAATGGTCGAGCGATCGGGTCCACTTTCAGAACATTCCGACATCCGCAACGAAACGATCACTTATAAACACAACGGCTCATTTATTCGCAAGGTGTCAAGCGACAAGCCCTTTGATGGTTTGAACCCTCATTGTGTGGTGATGGATGAGTTGCACCAATGGGCCAAGCACCACAAGAAATTTTACGACACGATGGTGACGGGCAGCGGCTCACGCTCTCAACCATTGCATCTGATAATCACGACAGCAGGGGCCGATGATTCGCATTTGTGGCTCAGGGAATATCAATACGCGGTCAATGTCGTATCTGGTATACATCGGGACGAGTCGCTATTTGCTTTGATTTATGAACTCGACGAAAAGGACGATCCAGGGGACGAGGCACTATGGATCAAAGCCAACCCAAACCTTAACGTCTCGATCAAACTGCCATATCTTCGGCAACGATGGAACGAAGAAAAACACGACGCTATCGGTCGGAATGTTTTTACCCGGTTCCACGGCAATCGCATTGTGGCATCCACAGAAAAAGCTTTCGACTTAACGGCGTTCGATCGATGCGTAGGCGTGCATTCTGATTGGTCACAGGCTGACGGACTTGGTTCAGGCGTCGACTTGGGCGCCAGGGATGACTTGGCGTCCTACGGTCTTTGTGCTCGATTCCCGATCGATGTTGACGACGAGGGAAAGACCGTTTACCGATACGAAATCAAGGTTCGTTCGTACATCGCCAACGATTCACGGCGCGACCTGACTGCGATGCCGTTTTCGCAATTCGTTTTCGATGGGGAAATCACCAAGGCCCAATACCCGATCGAAGATTTGACCGAAGCACTCATTGAGGATCTGCAGCGGTACGGCGTCGGAACCACTGCTTACGATCCATACAACGGGCAGCAACTCGGCGAGCGGTTGACCAAGGAGGGAATCTTGGCGGCTCGAATGGCACAAAACCAGGCCAACTTCAATGAGGCGATTCGCGATTTCATCGAGCTTATGCGATGCGGTCGGCTGGTTTTCGAGGATTCCAAGTTGCTTCGCTGGTGCGCCAACAATGCTATAATCTGCAAGGATCGCCAAGATCGGTGGATGTTCGATAAAGCGAAATCGAAAGACAAGATCGACGCGATCGTCGCTGCGGTTATGGCTTATCGAATTGCAAGCCTACAGCCTGAGCGTTCGTCTGGTAGTCTTTACGTCACTTAGGAGAAAAAATGGCAAGTCTATTAGAACGGATGATCGGTTGGGCTGGTTACTCATGGGACTTAACGACCGCCAAACTTGGCGTCAAGGAATCACTTTCGGTCCCACCGGCTTGGTACGCGCACAACAAACTAACCGGAGACTTTGCAAGGCTTCCGGTCGACGTTAAACGGGTGCAAGGCAAAGGGGCGGTCAATGATACCCGGCACGATGGCTATCGATTGCTTAGAGAACAGCCAAACGCGATTCAATCGCCAACAACGTTCAAGGCTCAGATCCTTTCCCATGCCTTACTCAAGGGCAACGGCAGAGCGGCAATCATTCGCAGCGGGTCAAGCGTCAACGAGTTAATACCGATGATGCCAGAGAGAACATGGACGATCATTTACAAGGGCCAGAAATGGCATATCTACAAGCCTGAAAACCAGGACAAAAAAGAACTTTTCGATACGTTTGACACGGACAAAAATGGCTACCTGGTGTTTCGCGATGCCGACGTTTTGCACGTTAGCGGTTTTTCGTATGATGGGATCGAAGGGATCGGACTTTTGGACATCGCCAATGGAACTTTTGGCACTTCATACGAGGCGGGAAAGTTCCAAAACAACCAGACCAAGAAAGGTTTTCGCGGAAAGTTGATTTTACAGGCACCTCCGGCAGCGTTTCGCAAGGCTGAGGACGCCAAAGAGTTTATCGACCAGTTTAACGCGTCCGAGCTAGGCAGCGACAACGCGGGCAAGGCTGGTCTGTTGCGCGAAGGCATCACGGCCAACGCGATTTCGATGTCAAATAACGACGCCCAATTCGTGGAGCTCCAAAAGTTTAATCGCCAAGACATCGGCATGTTATTTGGGCTCGATGCGATGCCGGGCGATGGGGAAACCGATTCTTACAATTCGCGGGAACAAGCAGCGATTAACTACCTTCAATGCCTCGATCGGTGGTTAGTCCAGTTTGAAGAGCAATGCGACATGAAACTCAGGACCGAGTCGGAGCGTCGTCTCGGTCGAGTGTATTTCAAATTCAATACCGCTGCGATTCTGAGGACTGATTTGAAGACCACGATCGATGCTTTCTCGATTGCGATTGCTTCGCGGATTATGAACCCGAATGAATGCCGATCAAAACTGGATCTCAATCCATACGACGGCGGCGACGAGTTTATCAACCCCAATATCCAGCAGTCCAGCGGTTCAGCGAGTCCAGGCGAAGTTGAAGACACGCAAGAGGACGACAGCGAAGACGCTTCTGACGACGATACCACGCAGGCCAGGAACGCTAGAGCGGTCGAAGAAACGCTCCGCAGTCTGATCAGGACTGAGGCCAACAACGCAATCAACGCATCTAAAAAGGCTGGTTTTGTGGCTTGGATTGGTCGCAACTACCCGCGATGGGAAAACAAGCTTGCTGACAAGTTTGAAGCGATCGGGCTCGATCGGGACTTGGCTACCAAACATTGCCAAGAATCGACGCAGCAACTTGCTACGGTGGCGGCTCAATACGGCCAAAAAGACTTGGAAACCGCGGTAAAGAACACGGTAGGAACTTGGGAAAACAGGGCGATTAGCCTACAGAAAGGGAAAGAATGATCGAAATCATCAACGAAACCAACGAAATTATCCTAAGCGGAATTGTCGGCGATGGATGGGACGATCAGCCAATAACGGCCAAGGAAGTTGGCAAGGCGTTGAAGGTTTTCGGCTCTAACGCAATCACCGTGAGAATCAACAGCCCAGGCGGCGCGGCTGACGAAGGAATAGCGATCTACAATTTGCTCAAGAATCACAGCGGCGAAGTAACGACGGTCAATGATAGCCTAGCGGCATCGGCGGCAAGCGTGATTTTTCTCGGTGGCTCGAAGCGACTTATGGGCGATGGTTCGCGACTTATGATCCACAGGGCGATGGGCCTTGCATTTGGCAACCAAGACCAGATCAAGAAGATGCTTGCGGCTCTTGAGTCCTACGATCGATCCTTGGTCGAAATCTATTCTCAATACATGCCAACAGAGCCGGACGCAATCGAAGCATTGATGGCCAAGGAAACTTGGTTTGAATCGGAATTGGCGATCGAGTCAGGCTTGGCAACGGGTCGCTATTCGACCGACAAGAAAAAGAAGACTCAGGCTCAATTTGACCAAGCGAAATCGAATTTACTTCGGGCTAAGATAGCGGCGTTTGCAAAAAGGCTTGACTCGGCGAAATAGCTTGCTAGTATGATTGGCACTGAGCGAAAGTCTCAAACAACTTGCAACTGATTAGCGGCAAGACGGTACACGGTTCAATAATTTTGTCCCGTGGCAGTCATGCCGCTATTTTGGTTTAACGACTGCCACAAAATACAGGAGCAGTCGGAATGAAAAGCAGCAAGCAATTGCAAAGTGAAATTGAGGCTTTGCAAGCCAAGGTACAAGCGATCCAAGCGGTGGCGCAAGGCGAAAATCGAGATCTACTCGAAGACGAGCAAACCGAGATCGATTCGATCGTTGGCGACGACAAGAGCCCAGGGCAGATTGCCAATCTTGCCAAGGATCGAGAGCGAGCGTTGAAGGTCGAAGCGTTGGTAAGCAATGCGGCCAGGACGGTTCGCGAAACTCAAGTCGACTCGGTCGAAGCAGCAGCGAGCAAACCTTTCAAGATTCCAGCCAAGGCACGAGCAACCAAGACGCTAAACGCCTTTAAGGGCCAAGACGCTGAAATCGAAGCGTATCGCTCCGGCAAATGGATTCAGGCGACGCTGTTCAGCGATGCGAAGGCTCGTCAGTGGTGCGTTGATCACGGCGTCGAAAACGTCATGAGTGGGTCCAACGATCTTACCGGCGGGACTTTGGTTCCACCTGAGTTTGAAACCGCTGTTATCAGCCTTTTTGAGTCCTACGGCGTCATTCCGCAGCGGGCACGAAACTACCCGATGTCTTCCGACGTGCTTTCGGTACCTCGGCAACTGTCTGATGTGACTGCTTACGCGGTCGGAGAGTCGCAAGAAATCACGGCAAGCGATCCTTCTTTCAGCCCTGTCAATTTGGTTGCTCGAAAGTGGGCTACCTTGACTAGGGTTCCAAGCGAGCTTAACGACGACGCGGTGATTTCAATTGCAGACATGCTTGCCACTTCGATGGCACGGGCTCACGCATTGAAGGCTGACCAGTCTGGATTTCTCGGTGACGGGTCGACGACCTATCACGGCGTTGTAGGGCTTGCCAATGCTCTCAATGCTGGGTCGGTTAAGGCGGCTGCGGCTGGTCAAGTAACCGCTGCAGGATTGACGATTGCAGTCTTCCAAACCGCTGCAGGTGCACTGCCTGAGTACCCTGGAATCAACCCAGTTTGGTATTGCCACAAGGCAGTATTTTGGAATGTGCTTGCACGGCTACAACTCGCTGCAGGTGGCAACAACTACGTTGACCTGGGAGCGGGTCCAGTGCTTCAGTTCATGGGCTACCCGGTCGTCTTTTCTCAGGTCTTGCCTAGCACGATCGGCACTTCGACCAAGTTTGCCTACTTCGGCGATCTTGGCATGGCTTCGACGCTCGGTCTTCGCCGTGGCTTGTCAATCTCTTCGGACGCTTCGCGTTACTTCGATCTGGATCAGATCGCCTACCGATCCACGATTCGGTGGGACTACAACGTTCACGAGCGCGGCGATGCAACCAACGCTGGGCCGATCATTCGACTCGAAACCCCAGGTGCCTAATCCACAACCCAACCAAAGAAAGCAGGTGATATTTTGAACGAATTACAACATTGCAAATTTGTCTCGGCTATCAAGCCAGCAGCGATTCTTGATAACGCGTCGGCCACGGCTGACGTTATTGATTGTCGCGGGTTTGATTTCCTTACGGTCATCGTCCAACTCGGTGCGACCGATATTGCGATGACGGCTCTCAAGCTTGAAACGTCTTCGGCTAGCGGTGGATCTTACGCCGACTTGACCGGTGCGACTTTCGCAGGCGGTTCAGGTCTTGGCGGTGCTACCTTGGCACTTCCATCGGCTACCGACGACGGGCAGACTTGCGTTTTCCAAGTCGATATGCGTGGCAAGAATCCTTTTGTCAAGGTTGTTGCAACCTTCGGCGATGGATCGAGCGGTGGTTTTGTCGCGGCGGTGGCTGTCCTCAGTCGAGCCAAGTTCCCACCGATCACCTCGGCGACAACTGCCGACGGTGATGTTTGCTTGGTCGTCTAATGATCGAGCTTTTAAAAGTTTGGCAAGGCTTTCCGATCGGCCATCGGTCGGAAGCCTTTGGAAAAGGCGTTGAAGAAATTTTGATTCAAAGGGGAATTGCCCGTGCGATTGATACCGGAGTTAGTGACCGGGCCGACAGCCGAGCCGATCACCCTAAGCGAAGCAAAGAAGCAACTAGAGATCGCAAGCAGCGACACTAGCCACGATACGCACATCGCAGCGTTGATTCAAGCAGCAAGAGAACAGTGGGAGCACGATACCGACAGCGTGACGACGTTTAGGACTTTGCGGGTCCGCATTGCGTCTTGGTCGGATGGTTTATCACTTCCAAGATCGCCAGTTGAGTCGATCACTTCGATTCAATACTTCGACGGTGCAAACGCATTGCAGACGCTCCAATCGTCGATCTATCAATTGCACGATGACTCGATCAGGATTGCTTACTTGCAAGTCCTACCAGGGACAGCAGCTAGATGGGACGCTTGGTCAATCAACTACAGGGCAGGCTATAGCGTCGACGGTGCCAAGGTGCCAGCGATCGCTAAAAACGCGATGCTCTTGCTAGTCGGGCATTACTTCGAGAATCGAGACATGGTCATGTCCGATGCGTTGCAAACGATGCGACCTTACGAGGCTTTGGTTCGGCGTTTCATGCGGAGTAGCTACCCATGAGCGGACGGCCAAAAGATTTGAGACTTGGTGCACTTCGCCAGCGGTGCACGATCCAGCAACCAACAGAGACGCAGGACGCAGCAGGCCAGCCGATCGTTACATGGTCGCCGTACGTTGTCGATGAGCCCTGCGAGTTCCAGCCGACGGGAGGTTTTGAGTCGATGCGAGGGCGGCAACTCGAAGCAGGGACCAGAGCTATTTTTCGAGTGCGATACCGAAGCGGATATACGCCAAAGATGCGGGTATCGTTCGATGGCGAAACTTACGGCATCACGGCGATAAATAAGGTAGATGGCCTTAATCGGTACGTGCTTTTAGTGTGTTCGGCGGTGCTAACATGAGCAGAGTAGAAATCGAAATCAACGAGGCTTTGATTAAGGCGGTTTCTGATATTCCGCTGACTTTGCGAAATGGACCTCTTGGTCGATGTCTTGGATCGTTTGCAATACCGATTGCACGGCAAGCAGGATCGCTTGCAACGTCATCGAGGGAAACAGGATCGCGGGAAAGATGGTCGAAGCGGTTCAAGAATAACGCGGCATTCCAAAACGATTCGAAGCAGCATTTTAGCCATAAGGTTTTGCGAAATGGCATCGGCGTTTACATTGGAGCAACGTACCCAAAGGGCAACAAACAGCAGTTTGTGATGCCAATAAAAAAAGGTGACAGCTACGATCGCTACCACTGGGGAAAACCTGGGCAGACGATTACAACAACGAGCCGACGCGGGACGACTTATACCTACATTCGCGGCCAGTCAAAAAACAAAAAGAAAAACGCCAACAAGCGAAACAACCCAACTACCGCGCGTTTTTCAGTCCAAGAGCGTGCAACGGTGCGAGCCTTCGACCAAACCAAGCAATCGGCGGAGTCTGCTTTTTTGGCTCAACTGCAAAAAGAAATTAAGGAGATACGTTTTGGCTAGAAATCTAAAATTGACCGACAAAGTGACTTTTGCAAGCGGTACGACATCGACCGGGCTAAAACTCCAAGGGACCATCCCACTAGCGATCGTCACCCCAGCAGGATTGGCCAGCACTTCCGTCACGTTTCAATGCTCGCTAGACGACGGGACTACATTTTTCGACCTCTACAACGGATCGTCGGCGTACTCGCTGACCGTAGCAGCTAGTCGGTACGTCGCATTAAACCCCGACGTATTCGAGGGCGTGCGAACAATTCGCATAATCGCTGGGTCAAGCGAAACCGCCAAGGATATTTTTATCGTCAGTGGGGAGCGTTAAGAATGTCGGCGATCGGCGAAGCATTGCGAACTAAACTGCTGTCCTACCAGGCGGTATCGGCATTGATAGGCCAACGCATGTACCCAGATGCGTTAGTTGAAGGCGCGACGCTTCCGGCAGTGGTTTATTACGTCACTTCGACCAATCGACAACACAACCTCGATGGCGTTGAAAAGTTTGCTCAGGCGAGATTTACGATCGAGTGTTACGCACTGACAAGAGCGACCTGCAGCGCGATAAGCAAAGCGATTCGCGAAACTGGAATATCTAGTTTTCGCGGTGTCGTAAGTGGCTATACTTTTTGTGGAATCCTTTTCGATTCCGCTGACGAGTATTTACAGGAATCGCCAACCGATGGCAACCAGGAGCATCGGTATCTGGTTAGTTTTGATCTCTTGGTAAGTTATAAGGAGCCTTAAACATGGCAGCATTAACCGTGGCGGACACCGGACTTGGAGCAACCATTTCTGGGACTGGTTTGGTGACAGCTCAGGTAAAGCGAATCAGCGGCATCAAGATCGACGTTGATACTTTGAATATCAGCCATCTTGGGACCACTGGATTCGAGGAGCTTCGCCCAAGCGATCTGCGAAAAAATGGCGAAGTCGAAGTCGAGTTCAATTGGCTTGGAGCGGCTCCACCGATCACAACTGCGATGATTCCATCTGCTGAACCATACGCGGGCATTTCAGTGACAATCACCTACCCAGGAGCCGGTAGTTACACTGGCACGGCGTTCGTCAAGTCAGTAGAATTTCCGTCGGCTGAACCCGGCCAGGTCATGACCGGCAAGTATGTGCTTCAATTCGACGGGGCCACAGATTTTGCCTTTACAGCAGCGTAAGGATCAACAATGTTTTCGATTAAGCAGCAAATGGGGATCAGCGTCCGAACGGGCACTGAGGTTAAACTAAAGCAGTTTCAAGTATTCTTCGATAGCGTGCTCGTCGGGTATCTACCCTACGGGGCCAATTCGCAGATTCAAGCATTGTTCAACTTTCCGCATGATCAACTGAACGGTGATGTGCTGGTTGAGATTGGCATGGTCGCGGCTGAATTGCAGAGTATCGACTCGGTGACGGTTGAAGGGCCAGAGCAATACTCTAGGCAATTCGTTGAAGCGGTTCAAGAGGCACTCGATGAGGAAGACCAAGACGATGACGAGTAAGAAGGATGCGTTTTTCGCATTGGCCTCAAGGCCTTTGCGATCAACTCAGGTGATGGTTGAGGGCGAAGTATTTACACTTCGCGAATTGTCTGAGGCTGACGCTTCCGAAATGGAAGTGGCGATGCAAACCAAGGACGGCAAGTTCGATTTTGCGCGGCATCGCATGCTGCTTGTCACTTACAGCCTTGTAGACGATGACGGAAAGCGAATCGTGGACAACTGGGAACAGTTGAAAGCGTTTCCGAGGTCGATCATCGGGCGACTTTACGAGGCGTGCTTAGAGCTTTCCAAGTACGACGAAAAGGAGATTCGCGACTTGTCAAAAAAATCAGGCGAAGCCGAAAGCTAAAGTTAGCTTTTCGGCTGGCGTTGAAATGGGGGATCGAGGATCCGATGGGCTGGGCGTCAAGCCTTCCATCTGGTGCGCTCAATCAGTGGCTAGCGTTCGACTCAATCGAGCCAATAGGAGAAGAATGGATGCAAACCGCCAAGATCCTAGAGGCTCTGTATTTGCCCATCTACGCGAAGGCACAGCGAGAACCACCGGATGCAGCGGACTTGATGCCAGAGCGATTCCAAAGGCCACGCAAGGGCATTGCAGCGGAGATTAGAGCGGCGATCCGATCATCTGAGGCAATCGGCAACCAATTAAAAGCAGCGATGGGGATTAAGTAATGGCTCAAACGATCAACATCGCCAATATCAAGATTGGTCTTAATGCCGAGGGCGGCGAGTTTACCCGTGGCGAAATTCGATCAATAAGCAGGGTGCTTCGAGAATCGGAAGCTCCGGCATCGAAGTTTTCCGCCGAGATGGACAAGATGCAACGGGCACTGCGGGCCGGTGGCATTACGATGGAACAGTTTGTCCAGAGCGAAGAGCATCTATTGAAGAAGTTTGGAATGGTCGCAACGGCAACCGGATACCAAACGGCGGAGACAGTGAAACTTGCCAACGCTAGCAAGCAAGCGACTACTGGCATCAATCAAGCAACCACGGCGATCAGCAATCAGACTTCGGCGGTTCAATCGCTTCGCGGTATGATGGCAGGCTACATCGGAACAGCAGCGGCTATCGGTGGCATCAAGAAATCGATCTCGCTAGCGGCTGAACTTGAGACAAACAAGATCGCTTTCGAGGTTATGACCGGATCGGCTAGCAGGGCCGAAACGATGCTTCGCCAGTTCAAGGCGTTGGACGTTCAGAGCCCAATCAATTACGCAGATTTTGCAACCGCTGGGAAAACGTTGCTTCAGTTTGGAATGCAGGCTCAATCGGTTCCATTGACGCTTGAAAGGCTTTCAGCTGTCAGCCTTGGAAACACAGAACAGTTCAAGAGCCTTGCATTGGCATTTGGGCAGGTTACTGCTAACGGTCGCTTAATGGGTCAAGAGGTTTTGCAGTTTATCAACGCTGGATTCAATCCTCTGCAAGAAATCAGCCGGACGACCGGGATCAGCATGGCAGAGCTAAAGAAGCGAATGGAAGACGGTGCAATCTCGGCTCAGATGGTTGCCAATGCGTTTAAAACCGCGACCGAGGAGGGTGGTTTATTTTACGGAATGAATCAGCGACTTGCTGAGTCGATGGCCGGTCAGTGGGCGAAACTTGAAGGCGACATCAAGGCAGCAGCGATCAGCCTTGGAACTGACTTGATGCCTCTGATGAAACAGGCTGTTGAAATGATTCGCGGTGACGGCCAAACAAATGGCGATCGTGGCGTACTTGGTTTCAACATCAAACTCATCTCCGATTCGTATGCATCGCTTTTTGCCGGTATTCAAACTGGACTACAAAGTGCCGGGCGATCTGTTCGCAACATGGACCTAACAACCGGGCTGGTCAGTGCTCTTGGTGACGCATTCAACGCGACGCTTGACAAGCAGCAAGAGATCAAAGACGCTGAACTTGATCGCGAGGCGGCATTGATGCGAGCGGCTGACGCTGAGGGCGATATTACTAGCAAGAAGCAGGAAACATTGGCTCAGGCTAAGGCGTTGGCTGAAGAAGAAAACAAGCGTGTCCAGTCTGAAAAGGATCGAGTTGAGAGGCTAAAGCAGCAAATTGAACTGAACAAAAAAACAGGCGATGAACTTTGGGCCATGCGAGAAAAGTTGGATCGCTTGACGATGGGCGAAGATGCAGCAAGGCGGCAAAAGCAGGCTCGCGAAGGTTACACCAAGGAAGACATAACCAGATTTGACAACATGCAAAAGCTTATCGATGCCGAAGAGCAGCGGATTAAGATGCTTCAAGAGTCGCAAGCCATCGAAAAGGAAATGATGAGCGACAAGCAAAAAGCAGTCGAGGAAATCCAAAGATTGCAGGGCATTTACGACCAGATGAGTTTAGCTGAACAGACTGGAACGATGGGGCAAGCAAACCTAGCGAAGCAGGAGCAGATCCGGCAGCGATTCGCAGCAAGCCAAACAACCGAGGACATCGCCAAGAACATCGCTCCGGCCATGCGTGCAGGCTCCAAAGAGGCGGCATCGTTTCTACTTCAGCAGCGAACAGACGCAGCGGAAAAAGCGGAGCGGAAGAAATGGCAAGATTCGATACTTGCTGAAACTCGTCGCGGGAACGATATGATGCGAGACGGCCAATTCATCAAGAAGGCTCGATAATGGCAAATGAGATCGTCGGCTCGGAACAGCGAAAAGGATCAGGATCGGTACGCAAAGGCGAGGGCGTCACGCTAATTCTCTCGGAGACTTGGCACTTCCGAGTTAAAACAGATCAAGTTACTTCGAGTCGATCGGACGTCTTATTTAACACGCCAGGATTGCCAAGGGCCGGATTGATTTATGGGCCTCTTGGCTTAGTGTGCGACTCCATCGAGTGCGATCGCGAAGAGCTACACGCCCAGTATTGGAACCTTACTTGCCAATTCAAGACCGGGACCGAGGAGCAAAAACAGAACGCCGAAAACAACCCAGACCCGGCAACGTGGATACCGATATTCAAAATCGATTCGTTTACTACCAAAGAAAAGGTAATCTCAAAAGATCGATCGACACCAGCAAAGTATCCTGTTAATTCTGCTGGCACTCCATTCGATCAACCGCTTACGGCGACTTCGAGCCTGTGCCAATTTTCATTCACG